CAATAACTTCTTTGCTAGATTCTGTTTCGTAACCGTTTCACCATTTTCCATCTGTTTCTTCAACATAATCCCCTTAGATGAGGATTCATCAAAGATTTCAATCTTACCTATTCCTGCGTCAATAATCATCGGGAAGGTCTGACCATCAGCACCAAATCGGTTCTTAATGATATGGGCTCGACCAGTCTTATGAACCTTATCCTCTAGTTTACGAGAGATTGAGATGACCAAATCGGCCGTCATAATCTTACTATATGACTCTGCAATCTTGTCCGCTTGAATGACATCATCTTGAATAGCACTTCTTTGTGTTTGTGAAGCGGTCCAAATAGGAATCTGCAATTCACCAGCCAATCCACGAATCTCTTCGTATACCGCACCCAATTCCTGATACCGAGCATCCGTCTTTGCATTCGCACTCATCAAGTCCGCATAGTCTACGATAACAAGATCTGGTCTAAACCCCAACGAAGCCATCTGTTGAATGTGAGCCTGAATCGTATGAGATGTAATGGTACGAGCAGGGTAGTACTTAATAATTATCTCACCAGAAATCTTTTCCACCAGTTCCTTAATCATTTCAGGATGTTCTGGAATCTTTCCAGGCTCAATACCCGTATAAATGGTATCATATCGTAGACCGACATAATTCTCATTTAATTCAAGAGTATAGTGGACTACCTTCTTACCAGCCTTCAATGCGTTCGCACCAATAGTGGCAAGTGCCCAACTCTTACCAATACCAGACGGAGCGATAATCACACCAAGTTCACCACCAGCCAATCCACCACCAGTAAGAACGTCAATCGCATCCCAACCAGTAGGAATCGCATCACGCGCATCCTTCATTAGACGTTTATCAACATCTTTCTTCCAATCATGACCAACCGTTTTGGGTTGACCACTCCGCATCGCACCATCAATAATAGTCTTGATTTCGCCATATTGACCCATCTGTAATAGGTCAACCGACTTAATGATTGCAGACTTTAGTGTTTGATTCTTAGCGAAATCAACGAAACTATCTTTGATATAATCTAAATCGTTGTCTTTCATCTTCTGAAAGATACCACGGAGAGACTCGACGATAGATGCCCTCATCGTATCGTCCTTGATTGACTTATTCATTTCAACTTTAAATACTTCCAATGTCGGGAGTACCTTATAGTCATTGAAATAATCCAAAGTCGTTTCTACAATCCACTGATTAGCTTCCAACTCAAAGAAGTTTGGGTTGATAACGTCAAATGATTGTGCGACGAAATCTGGTGAGTTTAACATAGCCGCCACAGCTTTTGCTTGGAAACTAGGTCCGAACTTTGCTAGAGTGTCTACGTTCTTATCGTACTGCTTATGATTTACCATAATATCTCGCTAAAGGCGTAAAAGTAAATGTAATCCATTCATCATAGTTTTGGATACTACTAATAATTCTAGTCTTAACCATCAACTTTGTCAAGTCTGCTTTTCTAAGTGGAGGACAACTTTCTTCAAATTTATGTAATATCTTCATCTTTGCATCAATATTGATATCTACATCACGTAAGTTCATTAATTGTAAATTTCTATTTACTATACTGGTATTATCTAAAATGGTTTCTACTACCTTTGGCTTCTTTTTAATATCGGCATATTTCTGTTCAATCAAATTAAGATTGACTTCGGTATTCGGGTCAGCGAATTCTGGAATATACTTTAATAACGTCTTTTCTCCTGCTCCCTTGATTCCATCAATATTGTCACTCTTGTCACCAAGTAGTGAACGGAAGAATACAAAGTTATCGGGATGAACGCCATACGTTTCCAAAATCACATCAACATCAAATGTCTTTTTCTTAACAGGATTATACACCTTGACATTTTCGTTGACCATTTGTAAGAAATCTTTATCCGTAGAATAAATGATGGACGTACCACCCTTCTTCGTGACCAATTCAGACATATATGCGATTGTATCGTCCGCTTCAATATTGTCCAATGCAAGAATAGAAACTGGTAAACATTCCACCATTTCCACCAGAGATACGAGTTGATATTTCATATTCTCTTTTTCTTGCTCATCGGTTGTCATATCATACGACCTATTCAGACGAGTCGGTGGCTTTCTATTTGCTTTATATTCTTTGTATATCTTACGACGGCGTTGTGACCCACCCTTACCATCAAAGACGAGTACAACTCTCGTAGGTTTGAAACTACGAATAGCAAACCCCAAAGATTTCATGAATCCGGCCATCCCCCCAATATGATTACCATCATCATCTAATGTTGGAATAGCGGCATAACTCCGCATAAATGTGTTGAGTGCATCAACAATAAGGACACGGGAGTTGTATCCTATGTCCTTACTGTCGAATTGCATACTATCAAACACCTTCAATAAATCAGTCATTTAATAATTGTTTTTTAGATGGTGATACTTCGTCCTCATCCTCTGCGGCTTCCTTGTTAACCGCAGATGGGTCGAAGTCCTTCTCGTACTTCATAATAAGTGCTTCACAAATCTTCTCATATAGATTTGCCTTCCGTTCTTGGTCAGCTTCGAGGAACGCAGGAAATTCCTTACCTTGAAACTTCTCGTCGTTATAGGAATACCACGCACCTGCTTGCTTGACGATACCATTCTCCTTCAAGACATCCAACCAACTACTGTAATCATCAATACCACGATTGAAGTAAATGTTGAATTCAGCTTCACGATATGGTGGACCCAAACGATTCTTGGTGATAACCGCCTTCGTAGTGATACCAATAATATTCCCTGCCGAATCCTTCAACTTACCAATCTGTGACAGACGGATACGAGTGGATGCGTGGAATCCGATTGCCTTACCACCCGAAGTGGTGTATGGGTCAGAGAACGCAGGAGCATTCATCTTCAAACGAAGTTGATTGGTGAATACCAATGCAATCTTTTCACGACCCAAAAGATTCGTAATCTTTCTCATTGCCTTACTGATAATGATGGACTTCGCAGTTGCGTAACCATCCTTATTGAAGTCAGCAGCCATTTCCGTCTTGGTGGATGCGGCGGCAACAGAGTCAACAACGATAGTGACCAACTTATCCTTCTTCGCAGCGGCTCTGACCTTTTCAATAATATTCACGATAGAATCAAAGATATCTTCGACCGTATCGTGTTGAACATATACGAGCTTCTTCATATCTACACCAACCGCAGTGAAGAACTCGTCATTGACCGCATTTTCTGTATCAATAAGAACCGCAACACCACCACGCTTCTGTGTGGTTGCAATCAATGATGCACCGACAAGGGACTTACCAGATGCTTCCAATCCAGTCAGTTCCGTGATACGACCGGCGGCAATACCACCATTCGGACGATTACTGATTGCGATATCCAACATCGTATTTCCTGTTGAAATGAAATCAGTTAAGTCCGTAGGAGTCTCTTCCTCACCATCAAGGAAGTAAGCAACTTGCCCATCTTTATATAATTTGTTCAAGCTATCCGCGATAACTTGTGCCAGTTCATCTCTATCTGCCGATGGTACTGGCTTCTTTGGTGATTTTGTTTCTTTAGCCATAATGTTCCTTATATGTAACAAAACACGGAGATACTAGGTAGTTTTGAGGCTACCTAGTACCAACCGTGTCTTTGGTTAATTAATCGTTGAACAACTCGTCAAACGCATCAACAGCGTTCTTGACGTTCTCCTTCGGAGCTGCTGCCGTTACCGTCTCAGACTTCGGAGCCTCGGCTTCACGGGCAGGGGTGATAACAGAATTATCGGGGTCAAGATACTTCTCAAGCGTGACCTTCAGCTCGTTGTAGGTCGGCTCCGTATACAGCTCCTTGATATCGGGCTGTTCAGACAACCACACCTTCATCGTGGCAGCATCAGTCGAAAGCGGAGTCTGCGTCGGCTTGACCTTCACAGAGGTCTTAGCGAAATTCGTATCCGACTTCTCCTTCGGAATGTACTCCACTACAATGTCACGACCAGTCTTGGGGTCGGTGATATCGCCGTAATCGGGGTCAGAGATGTAGGAGAGAAGCTCCTGATACACCGTCTTACCGAACGAATAGAACCGAACACCCTTGTCCTCTTCACCACGAACGATGACAGGGATATAGGTACGGAGCTTCGGCATGAACGGGCGAGCCTCGGCGTAACGTTCCTTCGGGTCACGGGTTTGGTCACCCTTAAGGGCGTCAGCAAACTCCGCAATCGGGTCACGATTGCCATACGAAAGTGGCGAGAGATGGGTCTTGTTACCAAGAT